GCGCAGATGCGGTGGTCGGAGACAAACACCACTCAATTTGCAAACGCTGATGGCACCAAAATTAAGGGCATCAAGGTCATATTCGTTGATCCCAAGCCGCGGGCATGAACCTCGAGTCAGTCTTTGCGGGCGCTGAGTTTCCGAGGAAGCTGAATTGCCTGTTTGAGCCTGAACACTGCCGATACCGGGTGCTTTACGGTGGCAGGGGCGGCGCTAAATCCTGGGGGATCAGCCGAGCATTGCTCATCTTAGGTGCGAAATCTCCGCTACGCATTCTCTGCGCCCGCGAATACCAGACCAGCATCAAAGACTCGGTGCACAAGCTGCTGTGCGATCAGATTGAGTCTATGGGCTTGCTGGGGTTTTACGAGATCACGCAGGCCAGCATCCGGGGCAGTAACGGCACCGAATTTCTGTTCGCAGGGTTGAAGAACAACATCAGCAACATCAAAAGCTACGAAGGCTGCGACATTGTATGGGTCGAGGAAGCGCAGTCGGTCAGCCGGTTAAGCTGGAACGTGCTGATACCGACGATCCGCAAGGACAACAGCGAGATATGGATCTCGTTTAACCCGGAGCTCGAGACCGACGAGACTTACGAACGGTTTGTCTTAAAACCTCCTGATGACTGCGTGGTGCAAAAGGTAAACTGGGACGACAATCCGTGGTTTCCGCATACGCTGGAGCTTGAGAAGGATGCGCTCAAGAACCGCGACTCCGAAGCGTACAACAACGTCTGGGAGGGTCTGTGTAGGCAAAACGTGGACGGCGCGATATTTGCTAAGGAAGTGCAGATGGCCGATATTCAAGGCCGTTTGACAAGGGTCATATACGACCCGTCCAAGCCTGTGCATGCCATCTTTGACTTGGGCTGGTCGGACGCTACTGCCATCTGGTTCCTGCAATTCGTTGGGATGGAAACCCGGTTGATTCGTTACATTGAGAACAACCAGCAGACAATGAGTTGGTATCTGGCCGAGATGCAGAAGTTCGGTTACGTCTACGACACGCTATGGCTACCGCATGATGCTGAGAATAAGACACTGGCAGCGAACGGCAAGTCTATTGAGGAGATCGTGCGTGCCGCAGGCTACCGGGTGAACATCATTCCAAAGGTGCCGGTTGTCGACAGCATCAACGCAGCACGCACCATATTCCCTAACTGCTGGTTTGATCGTGAGAACGCAGCCGATGGCATCAATTGCCTGCGCCATTATCGGTATGAAACCGACGCATACGGCAGCTTCAGCAAGTCGCCGCTGCACGACGAATACAGCCACGGCGCAGACGCTTTCCGCTACATCGGCCTGATGGTCAACGAGCCGCGGAAGCCGCGGAAGCCTAGAATTCAACAATTTGAAAATGCGGGGTGGATGGGATGAACAGCCAATTTGACAACGATCCGAGGATAGAGGAAGCGGTCAAGTTCCTGCGTCTGTGCGGCGATGCAGACTCAAGCAACCGGATGGAAGCGCTGGAGGACTTAAAGTTTGCCGCTGGCGATCAGTGGCCGACCGAGATCCAGAACAGCCGGAATCTTGAGGCTAGGCCGTGTCTGACGATCAACAAGATTGACGCTTATATCCGGCAGGTCACCAACCAACAGCGCCAGCAGCGCCCGCGTATTAAAGTGCATCCGACCAACACGCAGGCCGACGCAAAGGTTGCAAGCGTGATTGAAGGCATTACCAGGCACATTGAGCTAAACAGCAACGCAGACCATGCCTATGACAACGCTTTCGATTACTCGGTCAGGATGGGCTGGGGATATTGGCGCGTGGTGACTGAATACATGCGCGAGGATTCGTTCGACCAAGAGATACTGATTAAGCCGGTAGAAAACCCGTTCACGGTTTATTTCGATCCCAACAGTACGGCGCCCGATGGATCTGATGCTGAACGGGCAATCATCACCACGATGATTCCAAAAGAGCAATTTAGACAGATGTATCCGGGCAAGGACGATGGGCAAGGATTCCAGCCGAGGGCTACTGGTGACGATTCAAGCGAATGGATGACAAAGGAAGATATCCGCATTGCCGAGTATTTCTATATTGAGCGCAAAAAGGCAACGCTTGTCCTGCTGTCAGACGGTACGAAAATATTTAAGGACGAATTGCCAAGCGCGGAAATATTGGCATTTGCTGGCATTACTATTGTTGGCGAGCGCCCGAGCTACAAGAAAGTGATTAAGTGGTGCAAGCTAACCACGATGGAAGTCCTGGAAGAACGCGATTGGCCGGGACGGTTTATTCCTATCGTGCCGGTTTATGGGCAGCAAGTGATCGTCGACGATAAGCGCAAGAAATTCGGGCTCGTGCGGTTCGCCAAAGATCCGCAGCGCATGTATAACTTTTGGCGTACCAGCATGACCGAATCGGTTGCTTTGGCTCCGAAAGCAAAGTGGCTGCTGGCCGAAGGTCAAGACGAAGGACACGAGACAGAGTGGGCTGCGGCGAACGTCAGATCCTCGCCTGTGCTGCGCTACAAGCAGACGGACATTGATGGTCGGACAGCGCCCGTTCCCGTCCGTCTACAGCCTGAGCCGCCGCCCGCTGGCGTGATGACTGCGGCTGCCGCCATATCTGATGACTTGCAAACTGTGCTGGGCATATTCGATCCTGCTCAACAGATGCCCGGTAATGTCAGCGGCAAGGCTCTAAATGGTGCACAGCAGCAAGGGGACATGTCGAACTTCCATTACTACGACAACCTGACGCGCAGCATTAAATTTACCGGCAAAATCATTCTTGATCTGATACCCAAAATCTACGACGGTCAGCGGGTAATGCGAATTATTGGTGACGATGGTCAGCCTGACCTGATTACGATCAATGAGAAAACGGCTGTCGGCCAGGTTTTGAACGACATTACGGTAGGCGAATACGATGTGGTGATGGACACCGGTCCCGGCTACAACAGCAAGCGCCAGCAGGCTGTAGAAGCAATGGCTCCCATGATGGCCAATCAGGATCTGTTTAAGATTGCTGGCGATTTGATTTTCCGGAATATGGACTTTCCCGGCGCGGATGTCATTGCCGACCGGCTGGCTGCCAGCAACCCGCTGGCGCAGATTGACGATAAAAGCCCAATCCCGCCGCAGGTGCAGATGCAGCTCGCGCAGGGAAAACAGACCATCGAGCAAATGAAGCAGCAGATGATGGCGATGCAGCTCGAGATTGACAACCGCGGATCTATTGCCCAAATTAAGGAAGAAGGGGCAAACCGAAGGAAGCTGATGGACGTAACCGCCCGGGCGCACAACACGGAAACGATGTCCGAGGTTAGGGTTAACGACCAAAACACGCGGGCAATTACCAGCCAGAACAAGACGGAAATCGACGCTATCGTCCAGCTAATGCTGCATCACATGGACACCAGTCGACTGATGGCCGAGATCGACCGGCGCAACCTGGAGCAATACCAGTTTGCCCAAACCGCAGCTCAAGACATTGAGCAAGGTTCAAATCCATTAATTACTAGACAATAAATAGATTAAAAGAGTATAAAAAACCACACCGCAGGTTTTGCGGGAACCGGAGCTTATTGAATAATATGGCCGACACGCAAAACGAAGTCACCGAACCAAAGCAAGCTGGAAACATTGTTACCAGCGAAACTCTGGAAGCATTTAATGCAGAAAAGCTGGGATTAGCTGAACGCGCACCTTCCGAGGCCGAGCAATCGGAGCCGGAAGTCGAAGTCGAGCAGAGTGAACCAGAAGCAACAGATGAAAAGAAACAGAATCCCAAACTTGAACGACGGTTCTCGACGCTATCAAAAGCCCGCGACCAGGCGAAAGCCGAAGCACAAAAGGAACGCGAGGCCAGAGAAACGCTAGAGGCTCGGGTAAAAGAGTTAGAAGGCGGCGCAAAACCGGAAGCCAAATCTCCCGCAGACGCAAAGCCAAAACCTGAGCAATTCACCGATGCCTTTGAGTATGCCGAGGCATTAGCTGAATATTCCGCAGAGGCAGCATTAACAAACAGAGACAGGCAGGACGCTGAGAAACGCGCCGCGGTCGAACAGGCCAAGCTCATAAAGGGCTGGGAAACTCGTTTGAAAGCGACGAAAGCAGAAATCCCGGACTTTGCAGAGATGGTTGAAAGTTCCACGGTGACCGTAAGCGACGCGATCCGGGATGCCATTCTTGAAAGTGATATCGGACCAAGAATCCTATACCACCTTGCAGAGAACGAGGATTTTGCGCTCAAGCTGAATGAAATGCCTCTAATTACTGCTATTCGTGAAATTGGGAAACTGGAAGCGCGGCTGGAAAAGCCCGCTGAGTCTGCTCAGTCTGTTCAGTCTGTTACACGATCCAAAGCACCAGCGCCAATCAGCCCGATACGCGGCGCTGCCAGCGGTTCTGATTTCAAGGTGGACTCTAAGGGCGAGTTCCACGGAAGCTACCAGAACTGGAAAGCAGCGCGGCAAGCGGGCAAGATTCGCTGACCACTAATCCAATTTAGGAAAAAATTATCATGGCTAATAATCTGCTGACTATCAGCAAAATTACGAATGAAGCATTGATGGTGCTGGAAAACGAACTGACCTTTACCAGCGAAGTTGACCGTAACTACGATGACCAGTTCGCGGTTGTCGGTGCAAAAATTGGCGCAACCGTTAACGTCCGTAGGCCGGGTCGCTTTATCGGCACGACGGGCCCGGCGTTGTCTGTTGAAGACTTCAACGAAACCAGCGTGCCGGTTACGCTCTCAACGCAGTTCCACGTTGACACGCAGTTCACGACGCAAGATTTGGCGCTGTCTCTTGATGCGTTTTCGGATCGCGTGCTGAAGCCCGCGGTTGCCGCGATTGCCAACAAGATGGATCGCGATGGTCTGGTAATGGCGAAGAATGCGACCGCCAACATCGTCGGCACTGCTGGCACGCCGCCGACTGGCTTGATCACCTACCTGACCGCTGCTGCTTACCTTGATGCCGAGGGTGCGCCGCGTGATGGCCGCCGTAGCTGCACTATTGAGCCGTTCACCAGCGCAACGATCGTAGACTCGCTGAAAGGTTTGTTTAACCCGAACCAGAAAATCAGCAAGCAATACGAAAAGGGCATGATGGGAACGGATTCTTCCGGCATGAACTGGAAAATGGATCAGAACGTAGTGAACCAGACGTTTGGTTCGTATGCGACTGCGACTTCGTTCTCTTGCCAGACCGCGACTGCTACGGGCTTTCTGACCACCGGCTGGGCGTCTACCTCGACCATCGCGCTGTCTGTGGCAACCGCGACCGCTGGCTTGAAGCAAGGTGACGTTATCCAGATTGCTAACGTCTACGCGGTTAACCCGCAGAACCGTCAAGCGTATGGCTCTAACAAACTGCGTAACTTCGTGGTGCAAGCGGATGTGACGGTTGCGACCTCGAGCACGACCAGCGTTGTGGTTTCGCCTGCGGTTATTACTGCCGGTCAATTTCAGAATGTGTCGGTAACTTCTGCTGGTGCGTCGACGGTTACGCCGTTCAACAACACCGGCGTGGTCAGCCCGCAGAACATCATCATGCACAAAAATGCATTTTGCCTGGCGGTTGCCGATCTTGAGTTGCCTGAAGGCGTGCACTTTGCTGGGCGTGCGAGCGACAAGGAACTGGGTCTGTCGATGCGTGTGGTGCGTCAATACACGATCAACAACGACAGCATTCCGACGCGTTTGGATGTGCTGTATGGCTGGGCTCCGCTGTACCCCGAGCTTGCTTGCCGCGTTGCTGCTTAACTAACTTTTAAAGGAAAAAATCATGGCAAATCCCGGCCCAGCTTCAGTTAGCACTATTCACCCGCAAGGACTGACTAGCAATCAAGCGATCCGCTTGCTTGCATCAGCGACCGGCGTTTCGTTGAACGTTACTGGCGATGCTCCGCAAGTAATGAGCGTTATCAACACGACGAGCTACAACGTGACGAACGTCGTCATCACCAATGCCAATAAAGACGTTTCCGCTGGCTATCTCTCCATCTGGACGCAGCCGGCTGGCGCTGGCACTGAAATTGTGACGAATGCTGCGCTGACGAGCAACACCAGCTCTGCATATGTTACGAAATCAACCGTTGTTGCCGCAACCGGCACTGCAAACCTGTCGGCGCAAAACTTTTATGTCAAAGTTGGCACCGCGGTTTCTGGTGGCACCGTGGATATATTTATTTACGGCACCGACTTTTCGTCATTCTAAAAATGTAATTAATGGAAAAAGCCGTTCTCTAAAAGGACGGCTTTTTCTGTTTTTATTGGGGTAAAAGATGACCAACACTAACGTAATGCGTCTGAGTGGGCAATGCTTTGCTCTTGACCTGACCACAAGCGCCAGCAGTGCGCTGCTGATTACGGCAACAACGAACGATCAAACCAACTATGTAAGCCTGCTTAACACCGGCACTGGCAAGGCTGCAATTGAATTGTCGAACAACGCCACAGTGACAACGCCGACAATTGCTTCTACCGGCAATGGTGGCTCGTTTGTTTTGCCCGCAGCGATGACGTTTCCGATAATTATTGCAGCGCCGAAAGCACCGTTCTATATCAAGGGCATCAGCAGCGGAACGAACACGCTTTATATTACTGCAACGCAAGCTGACTAAAGGGTTGTCGCTATGAGTACGACCAACAGCAACAGCACCGCGCTGACAACGACCATTAACATCGTGCCCGTTCAGGGCATCTTCGACCAGTATCATTCGATAGTGACGTTTGTCGGTCCTGCTGGCGATTATTTCTCTGCGCCTATTTCTGGCGTTGCTACGCTGACAAGCGGCACGATAGCCGCAACGCCTGTCAATCCGCTAGATATCACCAATAAAGCGTATGTCGACGCGGTAGCGCAGGGGCTGGATATCAAGGCGTCTGTGGTTGCCAGCACAACGGCAAACATCACACTGTCAGGCACGCAGACTGTAGACGGTATCGCGCTTGTCGCTGGTGATCGTTGTCTGGTAAAAAATCAAACAGCGGCTGCGGATAACGGCATTTATGTTGTTTCTGCCAGCGCATGGGCAAGATCCGATGACATGAATACCTGGGCGCAAGTGCCGGGTGCGTTTACCTTCATTGAAACCGGAACCACGCTTGCCGACACCGGCTGGGTCTGCACTAGCAACGCTGGCGGCACGATTGGCGTTACTGCCATAAATTTCACGCAGTTTAGCGGCGGCACTTCTTACACGGCAGGAACCGGGCTAACCCTAGTTGGATCTGTATTCAGCCTGACAAACCCGGTTGCAATCAATTTAGGCGGCACTGCTGGAACGTCTACACCAGTTGCAGGCGCTGTTCCTTACGGAACTGGCACTGCATACGCATTTACCGCGGCTGGAACTACGGGTCAGGTTCTTACATCTGCAACTGCCGGGACTCCAACCTGGACTACGCCGTTTGCCGGAATTACGGTCACAGACGACACGACAACGAACGCAACCAGGTATCCATTATTCACCAGCGCAACAACTGGCACAATTACCGGCAACAACACTAGCTCAACAAAGCTGAGCTTTAACCCTAGCACCGGGATATTAACTGCAACAAGTTTTGCGGGCGCTTTTAACGGCACAGTGGGAGCCACTACGCCAGCGGCTGGAGCATTTACTACTCTGAGCGCAACTGGCGCTATTACCTACGGCGGCGTGACGCTGACAAACGCGGTCACCGGCACAGGCAAGATGGTGCTGGATACTAGCCCAACCGTTAACAATCCGACCGTAACCAATTACGTCGAATCTGTGGTCGCGATTGGAACGGTAACAAGTTCATCGACTTTGTCGCTTACATCCGGCACAGTTCAGACCGCTACTTTAACCGCATCCACGGCCTGCGCGTTTACCATGCCCACAGCAACCGCAGGTAAATCCTTTGTGCTCTTGCTTAAACAAGCGGCGGCTACCGGCAACGGAACGGCAACATTTACATCAGTTAAATGGGGAACTGCTGGAGCGCCTACGATTACCGCCGCCGCTGGCAAGATGGATATTCTGACATTCATTGCTGATGGCACAAATTGGTATGGTTCAATCGCCCAAGGTTACACACCATAATGTTTGCTGCTAAAAACTTCTTTCTTGCCGGAACGGCGGCTCCAACTGCGCCAACGGCTGTTGAATACCTTGTCGTTGCTGGCGGTGGTGGTGGCGGCGGCGGGTCTAGCGGCGGCGGTGGCGGCGCTGGTGGTTTCAGAACGGCCACCGGGTTTGCAGTGGCATCAGGGACGCCAATTACAGTAACTGTCGGTGCGGGCGGGGCTGGCGGTGCTGCGGGTGCTGATGCATCGCAAGGTAACGATTCTGTGTTTTCCACAATCACATCCGTAAAAGGCGATGGCGGCGGCGGCGGTGCGGCAAACTTTAACGCAAATATGGCCACCACTGGCGGCTCCGGTGGCGGCAAAGGTCTTGTTGTTGGCGGCGTTAATTACACGGGCGGCAACGGCACAGCCGGGCAAGGTAACAACGGCGGGGCGGCATACGGAACGGCTAACTATGCCGGTGGCGGCGGTGGTGGCGCGAGCGCTGTCGGCGGCAATGGCGCTAATAATGTAAACGGCGCTGGCGGCGTTGGAACTGCGTCCAGTATTAGTGGCTCATCAGTAACGTATGCTGGCGGGGGTGGTTCTGGTGCAAACACGTTTAGCACGACACCCGGCAACGGCGGCACAGGTGGCGGCGGTAACGGTGGCACAACGTCAGGATCAAACGGGACTGCCAATACGGGCGGCGGTGGCGGTGGTTCACAAACCACAACGGGCGGCACTGGCGGCTCCGGCATTGTGATAATCCGCTACGCAGATTCTTTTACTGCGGCAGCATCTACAACGGGTTCTCCGACAATTACCGTTGCTGGCGGTTACAGAGTCTATAGCTGGTCTGGGTCTGGGAGCATTACATTCTAATGGCACATTTTGCTAGAGTAGAAAACGGCCTAGTCACGCAGGTGATTGTTGTTGATAACGCAGACACAGCAACCGCTGAAGGCGTTGAAATGGAATCTATCGGCGCTGCGTTTTGCGAGCATCTGCTTGGCGGCGATTGGAAGCAGACCAGTTACAACGGCAAGATGCGAAAGAACTTTGCAGGGATAGGTTACGCTTACGACTCAGGTCGCGACGCATTTATTGCTCCGCAACCGTTTCCGTCGTGGGTTTTGAGCGAGCAGTCTTGCCAGTGGGAAGCGCCTGTGCCGATGCCTGTGGACGGTAAAATTTATCAGTGGGATGAAGCTAAAAAGGCGTGGAATGTACAACTGGCAAATTAAGAGCATCACGATAAAGGGCGATTTAATAACGTCTGCCCATTATCATGTTGCCGCCGGGGATATTGCTACCGAAGGCCACTGGACGTTTAAGAACCCGGTATTGACAAAGCCGCTTGAGGACGTTACGCAACAAGACATTATTTCGTGGATCGACAAGGACTGCGCTCAAGCGATCACAGACAGGCTAGACGAACAAGCCGTGACGGTTGAAAAGGTTGATCTGCCGTGGATAAAAAACGCATTTAAGCCGTTCAAGGATTAAATATGACAATGCCGATTGATATTATCAGCCGCGCACTGAAAGACATTGGTGCGCTGGCGGCGGGCGAAACGCCTAGTCCTGAAGCCTCGCAAGACGCTTTCGACATGCTTAACGACATTCTTGACCAGTGGTCAAACGAAAACATGATGGTCTATTACAAGACCGAAATCATTTTCCCGACTACACAGAATCAAACTCAATACACAATCGGACCGGGCGGGCAGATTGGCGCTAGTTTTACTGGCTCAATATCTGGCACGACGCTGACCGTCACCGCCATTGGATCTGGCGCTATTGCTATCGGTCAAACGCTGTCTGGAACCGGAGTCACTGACGGAACGACCATTGTAGGCTTCAATACCGGCGCTGGCGGCAACGTCAACGAGGTCGGAACGTATACCATTACGCCAAGTCAAACCGCGACCAGCACGACGATTTCTGCTTATTACCAGAGACCGCTGACTTTAACCTCGGCCTTTGTTCGCATTTCTACGACTTCCGGTGGTTACCCGATAATTGGCGGCGGGCTTGATTATCCTGTCGCTGTTTTAAATTTTGACCAATACAACTCGATCGGTTTAAAAACTCTAAGCGGTCCGTGGCCAAAAGCTATTTATTACCAGCCTGCCGAGATTCTTGGCAATATCTTTGTTTGGCCAGCTCCGGCACAGGGCGAACTGCACATATTTACGGATACAATTTTTCGCAGCTACCAGACGCAGAACGACGTTTTTGCGCTTCCGCAAGGCTACAACATGGCGTTGCGCTGGTGCTTGGCCGAGCGCCTGATGCCCATGTACGGGAAAGCCTCGCAGACGCAGATCGGCATGATTACAGCCTACGCAGCGCAAGCAAAAGCAACCATAAAACGCACAAATATGAAACCTCCGATGGTTGCCAGCTATCCTGACGCGATCATTACAGGCCGACAAAAAGACGCTGGCTGGATTATGTACGGGGGTTTCCGGTAATGCCTGACTTCGGCTTTGTCGGCCCATCCTACGAAGCGCCTTCAATCTATCAGGACGCGCAAGAGTGCATCAATTATTATCCTGAGATAGATCCGCTTAAGCAGCCCGGTGACCGCGGCGTTGTGGCTTTATACCCGACTCCGGGTCTGACTTCGCAAGTTGTATTGCAAACCGCGCAGGAAGTGCGAGGAATGCGAACGGTATCGGGCGGGGCGCAGCTCGTCGCTGTTGGCGGTCCTTATCTTTATGCTTTAACGTCAAACCTAGTCCCGACCATTGTGGGGGTTTTAAACACCAGCACCGGATCTGTCGGCATTACGGACAATGGTCTGAATGTCTATATTGTCGACGGAACTTACCGGTATGCCTGGCGCATCAGCAGCCCGGCTGCGGCGGTCTTCACAGGGTCAATTACCGGCACGACTTTGACCGTCACCGCAATGACCAGCGGCACAATAGCAATCAGCCAGGCGTTGTTTGGCTTGTCAATTTCTGCTGAAACCGTAATTACCGCGCTTGTAAGCGGGACGGGCGGGGTCGGCACTTATACCGTCAACAATTCGCAGACAATTGCAAGTGAATTAATGAATTCTGCCACGGTGGGCGCGGTGGTGACCGGCTCGATGTCAACAACTACTTTGACCGTGACCGCGGTAACGTCTGGAACGCTCTATGTTGGCCAGACGGTGCGCGGGGCGGGGGTTACTACCAACACGATCATTACGGCGCTAGGAACGGGAACTGGTGGGGTTGGGACGTATACCATCAACAACTCGCAGACGTTTATCTCTGGAACGCTCTACGGGCTAAATTACACGATTATTCCATCGACTGACGGAGCCTTTACGGGCGCCAACGTGGTCGACATTGTGGACAACTATTTTGTCTATAACCGGCCAAATACGCAGCAATGGGCTGCCAGCGGGCTTTTGTCTCCGATTACTCAGCCGTTGAGTTTTGCAAGCAAAGACGGGGCTCCCGATAATCTGGTTTCTCTGATCGTCGATCATCGGGAAGTCTATCTGCTGGGCGAGAATAGCTCGGAGGTTTGGGTCGATACCGGCAGCGTGCCTTTTGCGTTCCAGCGAATACCTGGAACCTCGACGCAACACGGAATAGCGGCAACTTTCTCAATGGCGCGGGTAGGCAATTCGTTTGCTTACGTGTCTAAAAACATCCGAGGTCAAGCTGAAATTGTGATGATGAATGGTTATGTGCCAAACCGCATCAGCACGCACGCGGTAGAAAATACGCTGGTCGATCAAACAATCACGGATGCGGTGGCGTGGACTTATCAGTTAGAAGGCCATGAAATATACGTTGTGAGCTTTCCGACGATTGATCTGACTTGGTGCTATGACGCAACCACGACCATGTGGCACAAGTGGCTTTATAACGATAACTTAAACCAGTATCACCGTTGCCGCGGTAACTGCGCTGCGCTCTTTCAAGGGCATGTGCTGGTCGGAGACTACGCAAACGGCATCATCTACAAGCTCGACAAGACCAACTACACCGACAACGGGCAGCCAATTAAGCGCCTTAGACGCGCTCCGCACATTGTGACGGACTTGCAGCGCCAGTATTTTGACGAATTGCAGATCCAGTTCCAGCCCGGCGTGGGGCTTTCTACCGGGCAGGGAAACGATCCGCAGGCAATGCTGCGCTGGTCTGACGATGGCGGCAGCACTTGGTCAAACGAACACTGGACAACAATCGGTCTAACGGGTTCTTACAAGAACCGCGCAATCTGGCGCAGACTTGGGCAGACGCGGGATCGGGTGTTTGAAGTAACCGTAACCGATCCGATCAAAGCCGTAATTATTTCTGCAAACTTGAAAGCCAGTCAGGGCAAAAATTAATGGCTTCAAACATCTCAAATATCAACATCCCGCGTTCCGCGTTTCTTGATACGTCAAGCAACAGGCCAACGCGGGAATGGTTGCTTTATTTGCTAGGTTTGGGTCGAACTGTATTTTACGGCGCATTTTCGGATACGGTATCTCAAACGGCGGTAGCTAATACGCCGACTGCAATAACGCTAAACACAACAGATTTATCAAACGGTATTTATTTGGGCAGCGTAACGTCTCAAATTATTTGCCAAGCTACCGGCGTTTATAACTTTCAGTTCAGCATCCAGTTGGAAAATACTGCGGCATCCGTATCCGACGTTTATGTTTGGATACAGAAAAACGGATCAAACGTAGCAAATACCGCCAGTTTGGTTTCTGTGCCAGCCAAGCATGGCGGGGACAACGGTCACACTATATTTGCGCTTAATTATGTTTTGAGCTTGAATGCAACGGATTACATAGAATTTTACTGGTCAACGAGCATTGCTACTACTTCCATTCAATACTATGCCGCGCAAACTTCGCCATCTATTCCGGCTGTTCCTTCAATCATTGTTACCGTCACGCAGGTAAGCGCATGAACCTAATCGAACTGCCGCCGAGTCTGGAGCAGATTAATCGTTTGCAAGCAGAGATGGTCAAAATGCCGCAGATCGATCTGCCGACCGAGCATTATTTCGCTGGCGGCATGTATTGCCGGAAAGTATTTAGACCGGCTGGCACAACGATTGTGGGCAAGGTGCACAAGAAAGCGCATCTGTTTTTGTGCGCTAAAGGACAGATCCTTGCATGGTCAGAAACCGGTATGCGAACGCTAAATGCGGGTGATGTAGTCGAGTCTCAACCCGGCACAAAGCGCGTTACATACGCCGTTGAGGACTCCATAGGCGTGACGTTTCATGTGACCGACAAGACCGATCTAGACGATATCGAGAGCGAATTAGTTGAGCCTGACGAGCTTGCGTTGTTTGATGCGACTAACAAATTAAAACTAAGCAACATTTTGGAAGGAAACTAAAATGACATGGGTCGCAGCAGCGGTAGGCGGGGCATCACTAATCAGCGGTTTTATAAATGCAGACGCAGCTAAAAACGCAGCTAATCAACAAGCGCAAGCAGCAGCGGCGGCGGCTGCCCAGCAACAGCGCAATTTTGAGCTAATTCAGCAACAGCAGGCTCCATCTCGTGCGTCTGGATATAACGCTTTAAACCTTATCGGCGGCATGACAACTGGCACAACGCCGACTTATGACTCGCAGGGTAGGCCAACAGGAACGCAGGAGGGAACCGGTTATTTACAGCATCAATTCAACCCGGCAGATCTGCAAGCCGGGCTTGCGCCTAACTATAATTTCCAGCTTCAGCAAGGCCAGCAGGCGGCCAATGCCGCAGCGAACGTGGGCGGCGGGCTGATTGGCGGCAATGCTTTGCAAGGATTGCAGAATAGAACGCAGGACATAGCCTCTGGCGCTTATCAGAACGCATTTAATAATTACCAGTCGCAGCGCACCGGCATTTACAACACGCTGGCCAGTATTGCCGGAATCGGTCAGACCGGGCAGACGCAAACCAATCAAGCCGGAACGAATGCAACAAATGCCATAGGGCAGCTAGGTGTAGGCGCGGCAGGCGCTCAAGCATCTGGAACGCTTGGGCAAGCGCAGGCGTATGGCAATGCTCTACAAGGCGCTGGAAATGCTTATATGCTGTATAGGTATTTGGCTCCTAAAGGTTCTGCGGTTAATCCTATTTCTGATCAACCAGAACAATTAAGCGGTCCCGGCAGCGGATACAATCCTCCAATAGAGGGATAAGGAACAATCATGGCCGACTTTAACTTCACACCAGCAAAATCAAACATAGCCGCACAGCCTGGCATGACGCTGGGCGAGATGATGAACATGGCAACGCAAGCGCAGGCGTTGCAGCAAGCGCAGCAGTTGAATCCGTTGCAGTTGCAAGCGGCGCAGCAGACTGTTGAGCAAGCGCGGCAGATGAATCCGTTGCAGTTGCGCCAGCAAACCGCTGCAACAACCAGCGCTGAATCTAAACTACCATTTGAAATTAGGTCATCTGAAGCTGGCGCAAAAACAGCGGAACTAAAAACAAGTTCTGATGAATTTGACTTAGCGACAAAAAGAACTAACGGTATTGTCAGCAGACTTACCGGCCTAATTAATAATCCTATGGTAATTGAAGCCGAGCGTAATCCTGCATATGCTGAAGCCAATAAAGAACAATTAGCAAAAATCGTAACTGCTTATGGAGGACAGCAGGCAAAAGAATTAAAAATACCGTCTGATGAGGCGAATTTGTCTATTGCTCCATACTTGAGCACAGTTATTCAAACGCCGGGTGAATTCAGGCAATTTTTAAAACAAAAGCTATTAACGACCGTTGACCATGCTTCCCGCATTAATGCGTTGCAACCGTCTGGCGTTCAGACCTCTACCGGCGCTGTTAGTCAGTTTGTCTCAACTAACGAATTCGGACCATATACAACGGGAACGACAATACCTGGAACTCAGGCAATCCAGCAGGCGGGTCCAGCTACTAAACTTATTGCAGTTGCAGGAGATGGAACAGGACTGGAACCAGGAACCGAATATTTAAAAGGCCCACAAGGGCCAATACCAGTAAACGCGCCGCCTCCCGGCAGAATGGTTACTGGGAGTGCCCCAGCAACGCAAGCACTGCTAACCGCCGCCGGAACCGTTGCAGGTCCTGATTGGGTGCAGACGGTCAGCGACGCATCGACCGCGCAAGCGCGAATTGGTCTTTTCCAAGACATCAAGAAATACGCTCCAGAAGCGTTTACCGGCGTTGGTGGCGAACGCAAAGCACTTGCCGCTGGTATAGCGCGAATAGTCGGTATTGATGCGTATATGGCTGAACAAACAGCAACAGAGCAATTATCTAAAAATGCTAATCTTCTTGCTCTTGCCGGTGGCAATACTGATGCTGCTCGATCTCTTGCGGAAGCGGCAAACCCAAATAAAAAACTCAACGAAGAATCAATCAAAAATATTGTTGACCAGTTAATTGGCGTTGAAAAGATGAAGCTGGCCAAACAATCTTATTTGCAACCGTTTACTAATAGCGCGCAAGAGTATCAAAAACGCAAATTGCAATTTGACAGAGTTGCAGACCCTAGACTGTTTCAAGAGATGACTCCGGAGTCTGTTGATAAACTTAAAAAATCTATGTCCCCGGCTGCAATCAAAGAAATGACGGATAAAATCAAAGCGGCACGCGCATTAGGAATATTAAAATAATGTCAACCCTTGCCGAGCTTTGGAGCGAAACACCTGCTACGCCTGTTCCGGCGGCTAATTTCCCAAGAGTAACGCCGCAAGAACAATCAACGAGGGATGACGCTCGAAGTAAACTACTTGCACAAGAGTTGGCGCAAGAACGTGCAAAACTTGCTAGCGCAACGACGCAAGATGAAATTAGCAGGGCACAGTCAAATATTAATAGCATAACCCGCGAGATGGGCGGCAAAGCGCCCGCATCTACCGTCGGAACGCTTGCCGATCTGTGGGAATCTACGCCTGCTGCCGGAACCGTAAAGACGGAAGATTTAACGACTGAAAAACCTAAAAGCAATGTCGCAAATATTGCAAGGCAAACCGTTGCTAAAACAGATTATAGCAATCGCACGCCAGAGGTTCTTCGCACGCCAGATTTCCTTTATGAGGTTCCGCGTGCAGTGATTCAGAATACTGCGGCAGAAATAGCCGCTGGCTATGCCGGAATTGCTGGTTCGCTGCTGCCGGGACCAACAGGGCAAGGCGCTCAATGGGTTGAAAAAGTTAAACAAAAACTAGGTAATTACGAGCCGTCTTCTGCTGGAGGCAAGGCCGCGATGAATGTTTTGGGCATTCCAGGAGAATACGTTATAAGCCCGCTCGCAGAAGCATCTGGCAGCGCCGTGGCTAATGTGTCACCAGCCGCGGGCGCTATCGTCAAGGGCGCGATAGAAGCCTCTCCTTTTGCTTTGGGATTGATTAAAGGCAAAGCCAAACCTGCTGGCGTTACAAAAGAAGTAGCGCCGGGGTCTGAAATAGCACCTCTTGATGTGCCTACCGTTATACGTCAACAGTTTGAGGCAAAACGCGGGGAAGCTCCTGCGCCTAGAGGCACGCAGACATTTCCAGAGATGCAAGCCGCACTTGAAAAGAAACGGCTTGAAGCGCAGGGGGTTAAACCAGCCGCAGAAGCTCCTGTTACACCTGAGATTCCGATAATGCCGGGATTGGGGGCTGCATCTGTAGAGGAAGGTATATTAAGGCAAGAAAGAGCGCATCAATTGCTTGTGCCCATTGATCTGACCAAAGACATAATCAGCCGCAAACATGAAGATGTGCAATATGCGCGTGAGATGGCAAAAAATCCGACGTTTGGCGCACCGCTGCGCGAAGCGTACACAGAAATAAATTCACGGTTGCAAAGAAACCTGCAAGCAGAAACAGAATCTACAGGGGCAACACAGCAAGGCGTGGCAGCAGAACAGATTGGACAGCAAGCACTTAGCGTAGTTGAAAAACGCAAAGCAGAGCGCAAATCTGAAGTGAAAGCAGATTACGCAAAAGCAGAAGCCGCAGGAGAACTTGCTGCCCCTGTATCTTATCAGCCTGTGCTTAATTACCTCAATAAAGTTACAGAAAACAGACCTACACGCAAAGCATCTAATCCTATACTTGCAATAGTTGAAGAAGAATTAAAAGCTAATGACCCATCAAAATCAGGGAAAATCAGTCTTGGTTCTTTAGAGGACATTCGTCAATTAATAATCGACGAAACAGATCCCACGCAGAAGGGAAACCTTTATCACGGCAAAAAGATGAAGGACGCTATAGACAAAGCTACAGAGAATGCTGGCGGCGAATTATACAAAAAAGCCCGCGCTAATCATTCTAATTTTATGAGCGAGTTTGAAAATCAATCCGCTGTGCGCGATATAACTCGTTTGAAAAAAGGCACAACAGACAGGGCTGTAGCGTTAGAAAATATGGTTGAGCATATGACTGCTAAAGGAACTCTAGCGGACACAAAGGCTATCTTTTCTACGCTAGAGAAGGCTGGTCCTGAAGGGCAGCAGTTAATTAAAGAATTGCGCGGGCAACTAGCTGACAAAATTATGGAAGAATCTTCCAAAGGAATTGCTCTTGACGAGCGCGGCAAACCTTATGTATCTGCCGACAAATTAAATAAAATAATTAAAAAACTCGACAAGTCTGGAAAGTTAGATTTTATTTTTGGCAAAGAACAAGCAAACAGATACCGCACGCTTAATGATGTGGCTAGGGATGTTTTAACTGTTCCCGCGGGCGCTGTAAACACAAGCGGAACGGCTTCTGTATTGGGTGCAATGACTGAGGCTGGCGCACAGTTTGCATTAACAGGAATCCCTATTCCTATTGTTAGTATTGCAAAGCAAGGCCATAGGCTAATAAAAGAAAGAGCAATAAAAAAGAAAGTTCAAGAATACGCCACCCCTATAAAAGATATGGTCAACTAAGGATTAAAAATGTCAGTCAACCTCTCCCCGATCGGCAACGGCTTTCAGTTCCTAACCACAACCGGGCTGCCGCTTAACGGCGGTTTGATCTATACCTACCAGGCTGGCTCCAGCACGCCGCTTGCAACCTATACGGACGTTAACGGCACGACTGCTAACACTAATCCTATCGTGTTGGGCACTGATGGCCGACCGCAGAATGAAATCTGGCTGACCTACGGTTACAACTATAAGTTTGTTCTTAAAGACTCCGGTGGCGTGACAATTCAGTCGTACGACAACCTGTACGGGATTATAGGAACGGCTCCTGCCAGCGGCACGACTTTCCCTGCGGGCGGTATTATTATCTGGTCTGGCGCGATTGGCTCGGTCCCGTCTGGCTGGTATCTGTGCGATGGCACGAACGGCACGCCGGATCTGCGGAACAGGTTTATTGTTGGCGCTGGCAGCACTTATTCAGTTGGCGGCAACGGCGGCTCGGCTGATGCGATTACGGTAACGCACACGCATACTGCAACCGTTACCGATCCCGGACATTTGCACACAGTTCCATTTGCAGACTCCGCAACCGGTCAGGGTGGGTCTAATACACGGCCAGCATCCGGCACTAATACAAATTCAGGGTCGCAGGTAACCGGCATTACAGTTGCAAACGCTTCGACCGGAGTTAGCGGCACGAACGCAAACCTGCCGCCGTACTGGGCGCTGGCTTACATCCAGAAATCGTAATGGAAAACCAGCACCTGATAAACGGTCTACTCGCTGGCGGCTTTACGGTCTTGGGCTGGTTTGCGCGTGAGTTGTGGGCTGCGGTCAAAGAGCTAAAAACCGATCTTGCTTCGTTGCGCGAGGAATTGCCCAAAGACTACGTTCTGCGGGCTGACTACCGCGAGGACATCCGCGACATAAAAGCGATGCTCGCAAAAATCTTTGAGAAACTGGAAGCTAAAGCAGACAGATGAATCCGCTGCTGTTGTCAGGACTATTTGACCTGGGCAAGGGTTTGATAGACCGGCTGTTCCCGGATCCCGCGGCTAAAGCGGCGGCGCAGCTTGAGCTGCTCAAGATGCAACAGGCCGGGGAGCTGGCTCAGCTTGCGGCAGAGACTGATCTGGCGAAACTGCAAATCCAGACCAACATTGAGGAAGCCAAAAGCACTAACTGGTGGGTTGCGGGCTGGCGTCCGGCGATTGGTTGGGTGTGCGGCGCGGGGCTGGCATACGCCGCCCTGGTCGAGCCGTTTGCCCGGTTCGCGGCCAAAGTCTGGTTTGGCTATGCTGGCGACTTCCCAGTCATAGACACCGACTTAACGCTACAAGTGATGATGGGCATGTTAGGGTTGGGCGCTATGAGATCAGTTGAACGCATTAAGGGCGTTATTCCTCCGCAAAAATGATTACCGTAGACGAGTATCTAGGCCAGCACCTAGCCGGGCATGAGTCGGAACTAACCGACGAGATCCGCGCAAACGCAGAAATTATCTGCGGGCGGGCTAATCAGCTAATTGCAGCGTTTGGCGAGGATCGGGGCTTGCGGTCAGGATGGCGTCCTGCGGCTGTAAACCACGCTGCTGGCGGCGCTACACGCTCCAGGCATATGACCGGGCAGGCTGTCGATATTGAGGACAACGACGGGCTCCTGGACGCGTTCTGCAGGCAAAATATAGGGCTGTTGGAGCAGCTAGAACTGTGGCTAGAGGACGGTGCGGCCACACCGACTTGGTGTCATGTGCAATGCTTGCCGCCCCGGTCAGGGCGCAGGTTCTTTATGCCCTGATTGCTCTTTAGCGTCCATCTCCCGCAGTTCGTTTACAATAGTTAAAACACGATCCAAATCCTTTTGACCAACATTCGCTAGCAGATACTCAACCAGTATTTCCATTTCGCGTTTGCTTATCTTATTTCGTATGCCTTTATTTGCTGCCGTTTTAGTCATCGCGTCCTCCTTTTGCAACTCAGGCATATTGTTACGCACCCAGTACAACAACTGAATTAAATCAACAAACGTGCTGGCGTAACCACCCTCGTTGAACGCAATAATCACAGGTCTGCCCTTGTCATACCCAAGTTTTACATCCATGCCTTCCCCATACTCTGTAACTCCAACCATTACTTTATCTGTCATTTCTTCTCCCGTGGTGCGTTTAGCAAGTATTCCATAATGTATTCTGGATGCTCACACGAAAACTTTGGCGTCGTGGACAACAACCCTGCGGCTTCTCTCAAGGCTATGTATGCCACTGCCTCGCGCTGGCGATACTCTTCCATCAAGCGTTTAAACTCATTGGCTATTTCCATATTTTCTTTTGCATCAAGCAAAGCGCAGGTGAGCTTGTCGCTCATGACCTGCATCTCCGCTTCAAGTGCATACTTGTTAGTTAGGGCTTCAGTAAGGTCTACAATCTCATCCCGCGCAATGGCGAGTTGGACTGCGGCTTCCGTTAATCGCTCTTGTTCAGCAAGTATTTGGATACGCTCTTTCATTTCCCGCACCCAACAGTTAAGGATTGCTTAACAGTTGCCATCTGTATCGTCCCATCGACCACGCCCCACAGGAACGCAAGCGAGGTGCAAAATGCAACAAACATCACAACATCGACGAATTTCATTTCATCGCCTCCCGATACTGCTGCATCGTCTGGCGAACATCAGTCTTTTCTGCCGGGGTCGGAACCCACTTGCAACCGTCCAGCAGATATTTGTCCCGGCTACGCAGGTAGGCGATAGCGGCTTTCACTTTCTCTTCGTTTGTCTGAATCATTTCCGTGTCTCCATGTATTTGTTGTAGGCCAGCGCCAGTTCCAGATCGGCAGCTTTCCACTTTTTTGCTGTCGCGCTGGTGGGTGAGCTCATATAGCGACCTCGAGCAAGCATGAATTTTTCCAAGACCACCTTAAACTGCGTCAGCGTCATTTTCTGCGGTTCCATTTTTCGATTGCGAGCTCGACCGACTGCATACCGTCCTGGTGCGGTCCGATCACCATGCATTCTGGGCAGCAGATCGCAATGATGCCGATCTCGATCTCGTCAACCTCAACGTCATCGTGCCCGCAGAATGGACAGGAATTTATTACCGTTTTGCGCTCCTCTGCGCGGTTGGCCAAGTAATCCTCGCGCTCGGTATATTCGCGGTCTAATTGGTTAAACGCGTTGCTGCTCATTTTTCGGCTCCATCTCTGGTTTTGTGAAAATAGCTGCACCCATCCGTTTTGCAAAAATAGTAAACGCCGATCCCGCCTCCGGCTAACCCGTAGCCAATATCTAGCGTGTCGTTGCCGCACAGCGGGCAGTTGTCGTTGTCCTGTTCTTCCGGTGAATCTGTTTTCATTTTTCAATTCTCCCGTATTGAACCAGTCTATATTTATCCAGAGATCCACTCTGGCGCCAGATCTGCAAAGCTGTGCGGCCACTCTCACGGCTTAATTTAGGATTGACACATGGATACCAGCATCCTTTGTACAAAACCTCAACAACCCATAATATCTTTGTCATTTTTCGGCTCCTGTAACAGAATGGTTGATTTCGTCGGCGGTTATCATGCCGCCTGGTCGTAAGCTGACTACAATTTGCGAGCTATAGCTCTGAATGATGACTGTGTCGGGAATGCCACCGTTGTCGGCGCAGAAATCCCCCAATGCTTGTTGCAACTCCTTAGTCGATATAATCGCTGTTTGGATTCTCATTTCGTCACCTTTTTGGCACGTTTAGCTGTAGCGGCTTTCTCCCACGGCAGATCGTCTATCATGTCGGCAAATGGGTCAGCTGCCGGGGCTTTTATGTTGCAGTCAAATTCAGTTTTGATGGCAGTCAGCCCGGCGTCCCCCAGCATAGTTTTGTCGGCCAGGTTGGTTATGTCTTGCGATGTATAAACCGGCTGTTGGAATTCCAAGCCGGTCAGTTTGTGGCGGTAGGTCAGCAGGTTATTGGCGCTGGCGTCCATTAACTCGGCAAACCTGCCTAGCAAGGTTGGGATGTGCCGGTGTTCACCGCAGCCGGCGCGCTGGGCGGCTACGTCCATGTCGGGTTTACCCTGCGCGCATGACCAGCGGCCGTCCCCATCCATCTCCGGCGTGCTGTGGGCGCAGGTGCGGCAGCTCACCGCGGGCGCTTCTGTGCCGTAGCATTGTTCCTTAAACCGGCAGAATTTGCAGGTAAACCCGGCTGCGCTGTCAGCAATCGTGACGGCCGGTTCGGGACTTGTGATGACGCGCTCTGCACGCTGGATTGCCTGGTCGAATGCGTCCTGGTTGAATTCAATGCGTTCGGCGTGGATCTCGTCCGTGTCCTTGTTGACCATCAGATACATGGCTCTAGTCAGACTAGCCCAGCCCATATAGACTTGCATCTGTAACCAGTGCTGCGGCTTGGATTCCTTTACGCCTTTTTTTGTCATGGCTGAAAAAGACTTGCCGTTTGCGGTCTTAAATTCCAGCAAATGCGGCGTCTTTGGCGCCTCCGGCAAGCCCAGCCCGACGCCATCAAGACTGCCAGCAAAATGCCCGCCAGCGGCTTTGTAGCGCCACTGTTTGCCGTCCTGATCCTTGTCCCACACTTCGACGCCTATCGCGCGCAGGTCGGCAATCAGGCGCGGTTCCTGGTGGTTGCCTGAGTCAAACAGGCGCAGCATCCTGCCGTCAAAGTCGGCCGGTTTTGCCCATCTGAAACTAAGCCACAGGTAGCGGTCGCACTCGTGGCCTATCTCGCTGGCGCCAAGATGCGGGCGTCCATGCCGGTCGGCAGCCTGCTCGTAATGCTTAAAAATAGCGGTTCTGGTGCTGTTTTGCGGTTCTGGCAGTTCCATACATCCTCCGATGACGCCGGGGCGTTGCCGCCCCAGCGGGTTAACTTACTTGCGAGCTGCCCAGGGTGCGGCTGATGCTACCTTGCCGGTCGCAAAGCCTGCCGGTGCGGCAGGTTTGGCTTTCGGCGCCGGTTTGCTTGCCGCAGGCGATCCGTCTGCCTGTGCGTAACCCTTGATCCGATTGGTCTGCTGCCCGGACATCGGGTTGAGCTCCTGAATCACATCGACGATGAGGGGGCGGTCGTGCAGCTCCTCGGAGTCGGCCGGCGTGATGATGCCGACGCAGTGACAGATGGCCGACAGCTCGCGCTCGGCAATGCCCACCGCGGTTGCGTTGGGGTTGACCAGGTTAAGCCTAGACCAGAGCTTGCGCCCGTCGTGCTGGCCATCAATGACGGAGAAGGTCAGCTGCAAATACTGGCCGGTTCCGGCTTTGGTGTCTTTCATCTCCGAATCCGTAATGATGACTTCGTAACGTCCCGGCGGCAGGGCGTCGAATGACTGTTGCGGTTCTACTGCTGAAGCGTCAAAATTTAAAGAGGCCATGATTATTTTCCTTTAGGTTGGGTTTTTTTTACTGCGGGTGCTGCGGTGGTCATCATTGCGTCTGCCAATTGTGACCAGTCAAGCGGCAGTGAATCGGGCAAGCTGTAGCGGTTCTTAGCAAGGTAGGCCGGCTTCTCCGACGTATATAACAAGCGTTCGCCGGTCGATATGCCGCGGCTGACTTTGTTGTTGAAGCCTACGTCTGACGATTTGACGATCGTCTTGTAATTGGCGAAGCCCACAATATCGCACCATTCCTGCACCAGGGCGCTGCTGCGCGCTTGCAGCTTGGGTTGATACCTTTCGTAAGGTTCAACCTCAGGGCTGTCGAAACGCTTGATCTCGCAGTGTGCAAGTAAGATGCTAGCCATACCTTTAGCACGCAAGGCGGTCAGATCCTCCAGCACTTTGCGCCAGAGATCCGCGGCAATCACGGCTCCCTTGCCGTATGCAAGGTCTTTTGCCTCGTATTGGCTGTTGATTTGCTCCCATATCAGATTGTCCAGCCAGTCTAGCGAGTCAATCACGACGGTCTGGAAGTCGTGCTCTCCCTTGAGAGATGCCAGTGCCTCCTGCACATCTTTGTAAGACTTGGCGACCGGGAAGTGGTCAACCTCAAGGCGCCCAAGCCCGTCTTCGGTCAGGATGAAGATCGGGTTAGGGGCGCTGGCGCCGAACGTGGTCTTGCCCAGCCCATGAGGGCCGTAGACCATGATGCGGGGAGGCGCTAGTGTGGTATTGCGGGATATTGCCTGTAAATTTATAGCCATAAATCCTCCGATTAAATACTGAACAACAAAACGATAAATACCCAAAATGCCGCTAGTGTTGCTGCGGCGCACGCGGCGGCGCCGGTGATTTCGAGAAAGTTCATTCTTCGCTCGCGTCTGCGATTTCTTGCGCCAGTTCTTCTACAAGGTCGGTGTCGATATAGTGCTTCTTGAGCATTTCCTGCACCTGATCGTAAAGGCGGCCGACGCGTGCTTGCAGTGTGTTTTTGTCAGTGCTCAATACTGCGACCACCAGCTCAAATGCGAAACTGGTATCCAAGTGCTCGGCAACGAACTCGTAGAGGTCTACCTGCGCCCGGCCGCTGCGCGGGAAACGGCCGTAGTCCATAACTTCTTCAACTATGTCGGTAAGCGCGTCGGCGCGGTCGCGCTCGGTGACTTCTGCTTGCTTGCGGCTTAGCGGGTAGCAACGGGGGCAGTCCTCGCTCCCGCAGTTGCAGCGTTCGGGGGCGGTCATGCTGCCACCGCTAACGGGGCGACCGCTTGCACCGAAAACTGGGCCGTAAATTTGCTAACTGCAATGTCGCGTTGTGCAGGGGTCAAGCTTAATTGATCTTTGCTTGCGTTGCCCCAGTTTTGAAATTTGTTTACAGCAATCAAAAACCAATCAGCCGATCCGCGCTCAATGTGATA